GGGCGTGATTGTCCACCCGTTACTGCCGTCAATGTCACCCCGTTAGCGTCATTGCTACGCCCCGTCACAATGTCAGCCCGTAATTTATTTATATTAATCTGATAAAGATGCGGCCTGCGGTCCTCTCTGCAATTAGCAGAACCGCCAGCGCCTTTAAACATTCTGATGAATCCCCGCTCAACCAAATTGTTTACAGATCGCTGTACGGTCCTGATGCTGATAGATGCTTTGGAAGCAATAGTGGCTTGTGATGGATACGATTGCGTTCCTTCATCATTTGCGTGATCAGCAATTACCAACAGAACCATCTTCTCCACTGTTGGCAAACTTGTTCTCCAAACATCTGACATCAATCTGATGCTCATAGACATTCCTCAATCTGATCTAAACTAATTCCTAATTTTTCAAAAGAATCAATGGCGCGTTTTAATTGATTTGGGTATTTGCTAGGAAATCTGATGCCCACTCTTTCAATGCTAGTCATTCCGCCCCACACTCCGTAATTTTCATTCTCCATGGCGTAAGTTAGACAATCTTTCCAAATAGGGCAAGCCGCGCAAATACTGCGTAATGCGTTGATGTTTTCATACGCCAACACGCTCCGTTCTTCTTCTACGCGGTAAAAAAGATCAGTGTAAATTTCTTTACAACCTGCTTTTTCCCAATCTACTTCGCTGTACTTGGGCAACCTATCTCCCCCGTTGGATCGTAATACGGACAATAAGATGCACAAAATGCAATTGGCTTTTCAGGTTCAGGTGCAGTTTTATTTTGCGCCACAATATCTTTGATTTCCTGTAACCAATCCAATGCGTCTAATGCAATTGCGGGGTTATATGGTTCTTTGTGTACCAAGATGTCCTTCATGCCGCCATCACGGGGAATACCGACTAGGGCAACATCTTTTACTTCATAACCATTGTTTGCTAATAGCCAACCGTAAAGTTGAATTTGCCAGCGTTGTTGTTGATTGCCAAAGTATCTAGCGCCTTTTTTTGTAGTTGTTTTCCAATCTACAACTAGCCCTTGATCCTTAATAAATAAATCACAATGACCTTTCAGCCCTTGGTGACTTACTTCTAACTCAATTAAATAATTATCACCAAATGGATCTAAGCGTTGTATTGATTTTTCTACACCGCTATGAATAAAAGTACCCAAGATTGCGGCAAGAGTTTCAGTCTGATTTGTTTTTTCCGTCTGTTTTAAATCATGCCAAACCCTGCGCCTGCAACCGCCAGCACTTGATGGACCTATCTCTATTTGTTTAGATCTAGCCCTGGATTGATCATGGCCAACTAATGATTTAGTTAGCAGATCTTGTAGATCAATCACAGTTTGTCCTCATTCCATTGTTCTTCACCAAAAATTGCGCGGGTGTCTAAAACCATTTTGTCCATATCCAATTGCACTGACTCCATTAAAATTTCTGCCTCTTTTAATGTTTTCTGCGCCTGCATTAAATGAAAAAACATGCGTGCGTAATGAAACCAATAACCAAAAAATAAACCAAAGCACAAAAAAATTATTGATCTCATGTTAGGTCCATACTGGTGCGGACTGAAGTTCCAACGGATCTTGCAATCTCTACCTGGGTTTTGAGCCGTATAGTATTAGCGCGAGCCGCTTTTACCAAAGCCTCTACTGTTCCCATACGCTCATGTAATTCAGCATTTTCAATTAATGCTAAATCCTCACGCTCTCCTACTGTGTAATTTTTTCCATTAGGTGCAGATTTTTGAGTAAGGCTAATGCGTGTACGGGCTACGGCTAATTCATATTTAGATTTAGTTTGGTGATAATCCAATTCCAAATCAACCATATTTTCATGCGCTTGGTCTATCTCTTTAGATAGTTCCCGCAAACGCTTTTCTATCATTGCAGGTGTAATTATTTCATTCATCAGCAGGCTCTCCTTGCGGTACAGGATCTTGTACAACTTGTAAGTTTGAGTTTTTATGTTTTTCTTGCAATGCAATTACTTTGCCTGCATCTGAAGATAGGTTAAAAGGATCAGGTATAAATTGAAATCCCATTTCCTCCATAGCCTCAGCCAATGCTTCAGGGAAGATGTCCAGGGCTGATGCAACCGCTCTAATGCCCAGGATATTTTGATGCACGGCTACTACAAATCCAGCATCAGGTTTGAACTTTTTTTGTTTATCACTCATAGCAACATGCCTTCCTCTGCTGATCGCCAAACAATGCAATCATTTCCGTGTTGGTTTTTTCTTGTTGTTCCTGTGTCCATAATAAATCCATCTTTAACAAGACTTATCCTGGTAGGTCTGATGGTGTTGCCATCTATGTTTAGTGTGGTTTCCATTTCTTGATCTGTTGCACCGCGTAGCCCTTGGTTCAAAATGTACTCATATACCTTGCGGCGTAGTGATCCTGTTTTTGGCAGGATCTTTTGAGCGGCGGCAATAGATGTGCGCTGTGCGTTATGGGCAATTACAACCTTGTTGTCATCAAGCATTTAATTCATTTTTCTTTGCAAGGATTGCATCACGCAATGTAGTGCCATCAACACTTACATCTAGAAGATCAGCATTTAATTGCCAGGCTGATTTAAGTTCATCTAAATCAGTAGTGCCATCAATCAAAGCCATTATTGCGGTAGCGCTAGCCACTTCTTCTTGTGTGTATTCGCGTTTTGCTTTTGGAGTTTTTGCTTCAGGTGCTTCTACGCGCTGTGCCTTTTCCATATCTTGACGCAAAGGCCGTGTTGGTTTTTTTGTATTTGGATCTGTACCTAAATAACCAGCAAGACTTAATGCTCTGCCAGTTGCGCTTGTAGATGCGTTTTCTAGTGCTGATGATTTGTTTACAAAAGAACTGCCAACCATTTCTTCTGCTACATCAACAAACATTAAAACATCACCGTAATAAATTTGGCTTTCAACAATGTATTGAATGGGCCGTAATGTTTCAGGATCACGCACTACATCAATAATTTTTGCGTGAATCCGTAGATCTTTGTGGTCTGCATGAATTCGTACTAGACGCTCTGCGGCGGTTTCGTAGCCTTCAAAGTTTCCTGCCATTGCCTTGCCTTCCTGTATGTGAGCCTTGTGGCTCTTGGTGGGGAAATTATGGGGGGCGGGTCTGACAATTACAAGCACCGTAATTAATGCCCTGGGAGCGTGTCGGGAAAAGAATTCATTAATTACCCCAAAAAGTGAGAAAATCCCAGGTGAGAGGCGGTTGATTTATGGCTACACAATCAGGATCAGCAGGTGCAAGAGTTCATTTATCTCTATTTAATTTAATAATTGAGGTAGAAAGTGACGCAATTTATCCCGATCAAATGCACGATATGACTAATAGGGCTTTGGGTTTATTTGAAGGAGCGCTAGAAATCTGCAAAGTGAATAATTTAGACATCAGATCAGATGATGTAGATGATTATATTGAGGGTGAAGATGTGTAAAAATTGTGGTACATGCAGTTCAGAACACCCTAAAAATTTAGATGATGCAGTAGATGCAATTGATCTACTGGGAATTTAAATAGAGGTCCAACCAATATAACCCGCATCAGGGTTATTTATTTTCCATTCTTCCTGTAATTTATTTTGTACTGTCCAATTTATATCGTGCGTACATTGTGCGCACAGTGGACAAATTTCAGATCCCATACTTTTGTAAACATGTTCACAAATTAATCCAGCCATACTTTGTACGCCGCAGTTACGCGCCCTTTTACTGGGTCAATAAAATGTAATCTTTGTGATGGTGTGGCGCTAGCGGCTAACATAACTCCAGCGTATCTGTTCTCTGACTCAGTTGATCCAGTTTGGAATACAGATCCTTCACCATTAGCCAAAGCCCACTCTGCATGTGTGTGGTAATGACCAATATAAACATCTCTAAAATCCCAAGGGTAAGCACCTGACCGCCAACGGTTTACATGCTGAACAATTGCACCAGGAGATGCAAAACCGTTCCTGCCAACTTCATCACCGTGAATCAATAACGCTTTGTAATTGCCAATCTCTACCCGTTGAATATCATCAGGGCAATCTTTCCATTCCAAACGCTTTTCATCTTTAAGTAATTGGCGTGCTAATTCATAACACATGCGGTCAAAGTTATCTGATCTAGGAACATTATCCCGCTTAGATCCTATGCGCCCATGGTTACCCCATTCTGCAATGACCGTAACTTTCTCATAATTAGCCAACGCAACACGCACTAAGTCCATACATAAGCGGCTTACATTCACATATTGTTCAAACAATGTGCTGTCAATTTCAAACACTTGTCCTGGGAAATTAAATAAACCTTCAACCATGTCACCGCCAAACATAATTGTGCAATCTTTTACGGCGTGATCTGCTCTTTGAATTTCTGTAATTCTTACAGCCTTAGCCGCAAATTCTAAAACTCTTTGACGCATAATTTCTGAGTTGTAACTAGGTGTTCTTTTAGCGCCTTGCCAATCTGTCATGTGCCACAAAGCAACTTCTGCTTTTCTACGGGCATCAACAGGCGGCGGTGTAACTGGTGGCACTTTGCCCAATGTAAGCATGGCATCATGTGCGCCCTGATAGGTACTACTAACTAAATCTTCTGTGCGTTCTTTGGCTTTCTTTAATTGTTTTTGCAAACGCATCATTGCCGCACGCAATTCTTTTACATCTTCTGACTCAACACCTTCAGGGAATTCTTCTAATCGTTTTTCAAGACTCATTGTTAAACACTATTGCCTTTCCGTGGTGGATATAACCTTCTTTGTCCAACCAAGAATCTTCATGTTTAGGATTGGCTGTAATTCTTATTGATTTAGCGGCATCAAACATCAATGCCACTATCTCAGGTTCAATATCTTCAATATCTAATAGAGCGCCCCACATTCGCCCGATAGATATAAAATTTTTGTGAGCGCTTCCGTATTCACTTTGGCGATCATCAAGAATTTCTTTTACTCTTTTGGACACTTACAAGTTCCCATTCTGTGCGTTCTGATTGTGTCAGCACTGCACTTGTGTCCATCTGCCCTTAATGCTTGAACTAATAGATTAACTGGGTAATTTTTTGCCCATGCGTCATCTAAAGTTTTTTGATCTTCTTTGTTCAAACTATCGTAAAGAGCCTGGTAAGCACATTTACCCAAGCCGTTATGTACCCTTCTTGAATCTAATATTGACTGTATTGCTTTGTCTAATGCCATATAAACCTCCCACGCATAGATTACAGCATGAACCCTAAAAGCAAGAAAGCCCCGCCGTAGCGGGGCGTTTCTTTATGCCTTCTTTTTAGTGGACTTCTTTTTATCTGCCTTCAGCAATTTATCAATTTCGGCAGTTACCGCATCAGCAATAAATCCAAATGCAGGATCTTTTACATTGATTGCGCGGATTGCAGGACCGACAACTGCGGCTAGGCCAGCAAAAGCCATAGCCTTTAGGCTTGTTTCTCCAGTGCTGTAAACAGCCACGCTAGCAACAATAAATGAGCGTGCGTAAGATGCTAGAGCGGCTTTCATTTTTGTATTCATTTCTACCCCTTTGGGCGTGCTATTGCCATGATGGTTT